GCAACCCGACCATCCTCGCCGAGCGCGCCTTCCACACCACCAGTGACTTCCCGGCGCTGCTCTCGGCCGCGGCCAACAAGATGCTGCTGGCGGCCTATGCGCCGGCGCAGCCGACCTATCGGACGCTGTTCCTCCGCCGCGACTTCCGGGACTTCAAGCCGCACCGCCACCTGCGCGTCGGCGACTTCCCCAATCTCGTGGCGCTCTCGGAGAATGGGGAGATCCAGGCCGGCACCATGTCGGAAAGCCAGGAGCTCGTGTTCCTGCAAACTTTTGCCCGGCGCATCCGGGTCACGCGACAGATGCTGGTGAATGACGACCTCGGCGCCTTCACCGACTTCGCCAGCATGATCGGCCGGCGCGTCGCCGACTTCGAGAACGCCACCGCCTATGCGCTGGTCAATGCCGCAAACGGCGATGGCCCGACGCTTGCCACCGGCAACGCCGCGGTGTTCGGCACGGCCGCGGCGCGGGCCAACAAGGCCGGCGCCGGTACCGCGCTCGACCTGCCGAACCTGGCGCTGGGCCGTGCCGCTGTCATGCGCCAGAAAACGCTGGACGGGCTGCCCATCGCGGTGGGGTCGCAGATGCGCCTGCTCGTGGGGCCAAACCAGGAGCTCGCCGCGCGCCAGCTCACGGTGTCGGTGCAGGCGACGCAGACCAGCAACGCCAACGTCTATGCCGGCTTTGTGCAGCCACTGGTCGAGCCGCTGATCCCGACCAACCGCTGGTATCTCTTCTCCGACCCCTTCGCCGCACCCGTCTATGTCTACGGCTACCTCAATGGTGCCGAGGGGCCGCAGGTCACCACCGGCAATGTCCAGGGCGTCGATGGCGTCGAGGTCTCGGTGATCTTCGACTTCGGCGTCGGCGCGATCGACTGGCGCGGCGCCTGGTTCAACGCCGGCGTCTGATCACCGCCACCTCCACCCATCCACCGTGAACCCATGCAGAGGGCGTCCTTCGGGACGCCTTCTGCGTTTCTGGAGACCCCATCCCCATGCGCAATTACGTCCAGCCGGGCAACAGCCTGGCCATCGCCGTCCCCTATGCGGGCGGCATCCTCTCCGGCCAGGGCGTCCTGGTCGGCGCGCTGTTTGGCGTGGCCGCGGTCGATGGCGCGCAGAACGCCATCATCGAGGCAGCCACCCAGGGCGTCTTCGACATCACCAAGGAGCCGGCGCTCGCCATCACCGCCGGCGCGCGCGTCTTCTGGGACAACACCAACCGCCGCCTCACCACCACCGCGACCGGCAATTTCCAGGTCGGCATCGCCAGCTTGGCGGCACTGGCCGCGGACACCACCGTCCGCGTCTGGCTGAACCGCGTTCCGGCGGTGGGAACATGAGCATCGATCCCAAGACTACCCGTGGCTATCGCAACCGCAACCCGGGCAACATCGAGCACGTCCCCGCCAACAAATGGCAGGGGCTGGCCGACCCGCCCTCGGATGGGCGCTTCTGCCGGTTCACCAGCCCTGAATTTGGCATCAGGGCGCTGGCAGCCCTGCTGGTCACCTACCAGGACCGGCATAAGCTGCGGACGCCACGGGCGATCATCGAGCGATGGGCGCCCAAGGTGGAGAACGACACCGCGGCCTATGTTGCGGTCGTGGCGCGGCGGATCGGCGTCGGGCCTGATGATCAAATCGACCTGCATCGGCACGACCACCTGCGCCCGCTGGTCGCGGCGATCATCCACCATGAATGCGCCGGGCTGGCCTATCCGGCCGCGACGATCGACCGGTCACTGACGCTCGCCGGGGCGCCACCGGCCGCGCCGGTGACCTTGCGGGAGGTGGCCACCGTCACCGGCACCGGCCGTGGCGCGGTGCTGGTCGGCGCGGCCGGCATCGCCACCGCCGTGGCGCAGGCGGCTCCAGCTATCCAGGCGCTGGGCACCCTGGCGCCGGCTGTCGCCATCGCGGTCATCGCCGCGGCGGTGGTGGGCGTTCTGGCCTGGCGACTGCGGCGGCCAGCATGAACGCCTTTGCCGCGGCGATGGACGCGCTCGTCGCGGACCCGAACATCGGTGCAAATGCGATCTACCGCGCCGGCGGGACCGGTGCTCCGGTTCTCCTGCGCGTGGTCCGCTCGGCGCCGGACCGGCTGGGTGATGCCTTCGGGACCAGCGTCATCCAGGCCAGCGACGTGCTGACGGTGGCGATCGCCGTCCTGCCCACCGTGGACGCCGACGACACCTTCACCCTGGGCGCCGACATCCTGACCGTCCAGCACGCCGAGCGAGATGCCGCCGGCAACGCCTGGCGCGTCTTCTGCCGCCGATAGGAGAACCGCCATGATCGACCCGGAGCGCATCGGTTCCATTATCGGTGAGGCGCTGCTGGCTGGCGCGCTGGGTGCGCTCGGGGCGGTTGCGCGGCTGACCTCGACCGGACGGCCGATGCTCAGCGGCGCCTTCATGCTGCACACGCTGGCGGGCGACAGCCTCGGCACCGGCGCCTGGCTGGTGGCGCGGGCGCTCGAGCTCGACGGCTGGTGGCTGTTCGCCGTCGCCTGGATGGCAGGCACGCTGGGCTATGGGGCTATGCCGCCCTGCATGACCTGCTGCTGCGGGTGCTGAACCGCAAGCTGGGCGGGGGTCCGTAAGCGATGCGGCTCGGCGCCAGCATCGTGGGCGACATGCGGAAGGTGCTGGCGGACGAGGTCCGCGCCGGTGAGCGCGCTGCCATGTCCGCCATCCGTGCCGAGACGGACCAGGTGAAGGCAGAACTGCGCCGGCAGGTCACCACCGCCTTCTCCGGCAACGCGCGCGGCATCGCCAATGCCTGGCGGTCGATGATCTTTCCGCGGGCGGGGCAGTCGCTGCGGCCGGCGGGGCTGGTGTTCACCAAGGTGCCGAACGTCATCGACGCCTTTGAGCGCGGCGCACTGATCCGCGCGAAGGGTGGCGGCAAGTTCCTCGCCATCCCGACCGGGTTTAACGCGGCACGGGGGCGCCGCGGGCGCGGCGAGAAGGGCATGCGCGTGACGCCGGCGCAGATGGTCGCCTCGGGCCAGGCCTTCCTCCGGCAGTTCAAATCGGGGCGCGGCTTCGTGTGGTGCCTGCCGCTGCGCGGCGAAGCTGGCCGCGGCCGGCGGCGCACACGACTGATTGCTGGCGGCGTCACCGAAGTTGGCACCGGCAATCGCAAGGGCCGTGAGGCCTGGGCGCGCGGGCTGCTCGCGCAGGGGGTGGTGCCGATGTTCCTGCTGCTGCCGCAGGTAAAGCTCGCCAAGCGGCTCGATGTGCGCGGCGCTGCCGAGCGCGGGTTGCGGCGCCTGCCAGGTCGCTTCGTCACGGCATGGGAACGCGAGAGCGGGAGGTCAGCATGAGCATGCGCGCGCGATTGCTCCTGCTGCTGACGCTGGTTGTGCTGTCCTGGGCCACCATCCCGCTCGGCCTGGCACTCACCTGGGTCGCCGGCCGCTTCTTCGCATCGATGTTGGGCTGGACATGAGCGCCCGAGAGACAGCGATTGCCGCGCTCACCAGCCGGCTGACCACGTCGCTCGCCGTTCGGAACCCGGCGCCGATCGTGCTGCGGGGCGAGACTGTCCCACAGCGCATCCCGCCCGGTGGCCTGGTCGTGGTCCGTGATGGCGAGACGGTGGAGGAGACGCCAATCCTCTCTCCGCTGGCCTGGCAGATCGAGTATCGCGCCGAGGTGGAAGTCACCGTCGCCGGCGCCACACCCGGCGCGCGCAACACGCTGCTCGACGCGCTGCTGGTGGATATCGCCGCCGCCATCGCTGCGAACCGCACCCTCGGCGGTGCAGTCGAATGGACGCAGCCCGGCAGCGCCGATTTCGAGGATGTCGAGTTCGAGGGCGCCGCCGCGGCCCGCGCTGCCGCCATCCCCGTCACCCTCTGGTTCACCGTCGCCGGCTCGCCGCTGGCCTGATGGCGCGAATTGCCGCCTGCTCATGCTGCCCGAAATCACCTACGGGACCGCCCCCGGCAGCAACTGGCGGCGCATGCCGTTCCTCTCCTGCGATCTCGGTGCGGAACAGCCGCTGCTGGATGCCGACGTGATCGGCGTGGGCAGCAACCGGGATCCCGCGGCGCCCTTCCTGGACACGGTGACCGTCGCCGGACAGGCCGTGGTGCCGGTCGATCTGATCAACATCGGCCACTGGCTGCGGCTGTTGCTCGGCGCGCCAACCACCACCGGCACCACCAACTTCATCCACACCTTCGCCTCGGGCGTGGCTGCGCTGCCGAGCAACACCATGGAGCTTGGCTATCCGGACGTGCCATCCTTCGACGTCTGTACCGGGGTGCGGGCGGACACGATGGAGATGGACTTCACCCCCACGGGTGCGGCCACCGCGACCTTTGGGCTGCTCGGCCAGGGTTCGGCGCGGACCGGCACGACATCGGGCGGCGCGCCGATCTCGGCCGCCTACACGGCATTCAACAAAGCACAGGGCAGCATCACGCGCAGCGGTTCGGCGCTGGCGCAGGTCACCGGCGCGCGGCTCACCTATGCCAACGGCATGGAGGCGGTACGCACCATCCGCGCCGATCGCCGCATCGAGGGCGTGGATCCCGGCATCGCCCGCTGCACCGGCCAGATCACCGTGCGCTTCGAGAACACCACGTTGCTGGCCCAGGCGCAGGCCGGTACCTCGGCGGAGTTCGCGCTGGCCTTTACCATCGATGCGAACCGCAGCCTGACCATCACACTGCAGGAGGTCTATCTGGCGTTGGCCAAGACGCCGATCGAGGGGTCGGCCGGCGTGGAGGCCAGCTTCGATTTCAGAGCTGCGTTCAACGCGACGGCGACGCGGATGATGACGGTGGTGCTGCGGAACCAGCAGGCGGGGACGGAGTATGCCTGAGGGCGGCGGTTCCACCTGAGAATTGTCCAGGATGGAAGGCGGCTCCCTATTCCGCTCCGGCGAGGCGGTCTGGGGTTGCGTTGCGTCTGGCAAGACGAGGAGCGCCTGCCGCGATAGCGAGCGCCAGCACGATCAGCATGGCCGCGACGACGAAGGTCATCCGCATGCCAGTCGCGACAGCCTCGGGGCTCGCTGCCACGATGTCGTTCGTGGCGGAGGCCAGCGCGAACACCGCGGCCATGGCCGATGCCCCCGTGATGAGCCCGAGATTGCGGGACAGGTTCAGCATGCCGGATATGACGCCCCGCTGATCGGGTTGGATATCGGTCATGATCGCCGTGTTGTTCGCCGCCTGGAACAGCGCATACCCAGCCGTGACGAGAATGAGCGGCGCAACATAGCCTGGAATGCCGAAGCGCGCAGGGATCAGGGTCAGCGCGCTGGTGCCGGCCGCCATGCCGACCAGCCCGACGATGGTCATCCAACGCGCACCGAAGCGGTCCACAAGCGTCCCGGCCGGCACGCCAACCAACGCCGCGACCAGCGGGCCGAGGGACATTGCAAGGCCGACCAGGGCCGCCCCGAGCCCAAGGCCTCGCGACAGATAGAAGGGCCCCACGACGAGGGTCGCCATCATAACGGTCGAGACCAACGCACTCATGGCAAGGCCGGTGCTCAGCCCCACGTCACGGAACATCGCCAGCCGGAGCAGAGGCGTCGCTGCCCTCGCCTCGGCCAGCACGAACAGGAACGCCACTCCGACGGCGAGTGACAGCATGGCCAGGCTCAGGAGGCCGAAGCTGCCGCGCCCCATCGTCATGGCCAGCGCGTAGGCCACGAGCATCACCGCCAGCAGAAGCGTGCCCAGTGTGTCGAAGCCGGCCAGCCCGGTCCTCGGCGCTGGGCCATCCAGGGGCAAGGACCGATGGACAAGGAGGAAGGCGAGCAAACCGAGCGGAAGGCTGGTCAGGAAAATCGCTCGCCAGCCGAAGCCGGAGATCAGGATGCCGCCAAGCGACGGGCCGAGCGCAGTCCCGGCCGCCGACATCGTGCCGAGCAGCCCCATGGCGCTGCCGGTCCTGGCCTTTGGCACCGCAGCACCGATCAGCGCCATCGAAAGGGCCATCATGGTGGCAGCCCCGATGCCTTGCACGGCCCTGGCGGCGATCAGCAGCCAGAGCGTGGTCGCCGCACCGCACAGGGCGGAAGCCAGGGTGAACAGGGCGATACCGGCCAGCAGCAGCCGCCGTCGGCCGACGATGTCGCCGAGCCGTCCGACGCTGACAACCACTGCCGTGGAGGCGAGCAGGTAAGCGAGGACGATCCACTGCACCTGGGCGAAGGAGGCATCGAACGTCTGGCCGAGAATGGGCAAGCCAACATTGGCGATGCTGGTGCCGAGCGCGGCCAACAGCATGCACAGCGAGAGGCCGGCGAGCGCCCATCGTGCCATCGGGCTACGGTCCGTGTCGGCTGAAACTGCCGCAACCTGTGCTGTCGTCATCGTCTGTCGTCCTCTGGATCTCATCAGAGGGAGGTAGCGTGTCACCAGCCGTGGCGGTACGCGCACCATCCACACTTCATCCGTGCGTCCAGCGCTATGTCCTGGCTATGGTGCGCGCATGTCATCACCCGACCTCAACCTGCTTGTGACCCTCGACGTGCTGCTCGCGGAGGGCAGCGTGGCACGCGCTGCCCGGCGGCTGCGGCTCAGCCCCTCCGCGATGAGCCGAGCGCTGGCGCGGCTGCGCGAGACCACAGGCGACCCGCTTCTGGTCAGGGCCGGGCGCGGCCTGGTGCCGACGCCGCGGGCGCTCGAATTACGTGCCCGGGTCAGTCACCTGGTGCAGGAGGCCGAGGCCATCCTGCGCCCGGCCGACGGGCTGGACCTGACCCGGCTTGTCCGCACCTTCACGTTGCGAACAAGCGAGGGCTTCGCGGAGAATTTCGGACCGGTCCTCATCGCGCGCCTTGCCAAGGAAGCCCCCGGCGTGCGGCTGCGCTTCCTGAGCAAGTTGGACCGGGAGAGCGCATCGTTGCGCGATGGTTCGGTCGACCTAGAAACCGGCGTCATTGGACAGGCGATAGGGCCAGAGGTGCGCGCGGTGAGCTTGTTCGAGGATCGCCTTGTCGGCGCGGTCCGCCAGGGGCATCCGTTGAGCAAGGGCAAGATGACGTCGGCCCGCTATGCGGCTGGCCAGCACATCCTCGTCTCGCGCCGTGGCCTCGAGCGGGGGCCGATTGACGAGGCGCTGGAGCCGCTCGGGCTCGTGCGAGAGATTGCCACCATTGTCAGTGGCTTCTCGACCGCCTTGGCCTTGGCGCGACGGACCGACCTGGTCGCCACGGTGCCGGAACGCCACACCGAGAGCCTGCGAGCGGGGCTGCATCACTTCCCGCTTCCGATCCCAACGCCTGCCCTCACGATTTCCTTGCTCTGGCATCCGCGCCTGGAGGCTGATCTGGCCCATCGCTGGCTGCGTGGCTGTGTCCGGGAGATTTGTGGAAGGCCCTGATCGGCACTGCCGCGGTGGTTTGCCGCTCATGTTCTGCGCGGCAGGCTCGTGGCCCTGCCGCAAGGGCTCAGGGCCGCAGAGCTTCCGTCATGAATCGCACCATTTCCGCGTTGAGGCGCGCATGAAACACGGCACGGTCGAAGCCTGGGTTGCTGACGCAGATGGCTGGCGCGACGCGGGCTAGTCCCTCCGGGCAGGGTGCCATGAAGTCGAAATGTCCGGCACCGGCCACGCGGTGGAACTCCGGCGGCCGAGGCAGGGCGGATCGCACCGGTTCCGCATAGTGCGGCATGGGCAGGATGGCATCCTCCTCCGCCTGCCATAGCTGCACGGGCATGGTCAGCTCGGCCAGCGATCCGGGGCCGAAGGTGAAGCCGAGCGCCGGGGCGGCCACGACGAGCGCGCGCAGGGCGCGCGGTGCGCGCGTCAAGACCGTGGGTGCGGCAGGTGCCGCTGCGGCGGCAATCAACCGGCAATCGAAGAAATCGGGGTTCGCGGCGCAATGCGCGGCAACCCTGCCGCGATCGGGCGTCCCGCCCGCTGCCGCCAGCACGGTGAAACCGCCGGCGGAATAACCGAAGGCGCCAATTCGATCGGGATTCACGGCACCGGGATTCCAGTGGTCCACGACATGCTCGACCACCACAGCGAATTGGCGCGTGCGCGCGCCAAGATCCGCGGCGCCGGTGCGGTCGCGGGTGTTGTCCCCGGTATGGGTCGGCGCGGCCACGACAAAGCCCGCCTGGGCGAGGGCGAGGGCCGTGTCCACATGCCCGGTGAAGGAGCTGCCGGTGCCGTGCGAGATGACGATCAGGGGAAGGTTGCGCCCGCGCACTGGGGCACCCGGCGCCAGATCCTGGCTGAAAAAATCGAGCCGTGTGGCCCGTGGCGCCACCCCCTCGGCCGGATACCACAGGGCGGTTTCAACCGGGGGCGCCGTGCCGTTCGGGACCGCAATCACAACGAAACCCACGATCCCATTCTCGGCCTGCGCCGGAAGACAGGCGGCAAGAAGTACAAGCACGGCTGCCTGGATGAGGCGCATCGATCGATCCTTCGGGACGAGGCGTGGCCCAATTGTATGTAGCGCGGCCGGCCTCCTTCGCTGCGTTACGTCTGGAACACGCTGGCTTCCATCGCGCGAGGACCCAGCCGTGGGTCGGCGAGCTGCATGACTCTATTTCTACCGCTGTGCTGCCCGACGGCCCGGCACCGAAGTCCCCGAACACTGGAGAATCCCATGCTCACCCTCGACCTCCCGGCCGAGCCGTACTGGCTCGACCTGCCGCGCGGCGTCCGTGTGGAAATCCGCCCCGTCACCACCGCCGTCATGGCCGCAGCCCAGGCCGGCTCCGCCCGGCGCCTCGGCGCGCTCCGGGCGGCCGAGGCCGACCTCGACCCCGACATGGCGCGCGGTCTCGCTTTCGCTTTCCTGGTCAAGGCGCTCGCCCGACACGCCGTCACCGCCTGGGAGGGCGTCGGCGACGCCAATGGCAAGCCGCTACCGCTCTTGCCCGAGGCGGTCGAGCGGCTGATGGATATGGACGAGATGGCTGCTGCCTTCTGGGACCGCGCCACCGCCCCGGTCGCCGCCGTGGCTCTGGAGGGAAACGGTTAAGGGCCCGCGCCGAATGGCACTTCGGCTCGGGTCCTGATTACTGCCGCGGCTGCGCGGCCCTCGATCGCGACTGCGGTCTCACCTGCCCCTACGCCGCGCACGCCCCGGCCAGCGTCGAGGGCGCGGCGTGCTGGGCCGCCGGCACCACCTGCGCCACGGCGACCATGGCGGGCCTCGACCTCGACATGCCGGCCGCGCTGGCCACTGCCCGCGAGATGGGCGCCTCCAGCTGGGCCGCCGCGGAACTGCTGCTCGCCATGCGCATGGGCCTCGCCGCCGGCAGCGCATCCCGGCGCTCTGATCCCCCCAGGTCCTGACCACCCCACCGACGCAGGAGGCGTGACCCATGGCGGATAGCACGCGCCGCGTCTCGGTCCGGCTGTCGCTGGATGACGCCGCCCGCGTCAAGCAGGAGCTGCGCGAGGTCGGCGAGACCGGCCAGCGTTCGCTGGAGCGCATCCAGGGCGGTGCCGATCGCGCCTCTCGTGCGCTGGACCTGCTCGATGTCGCAGTGCGTGGCGTGCAGATCGCCGGACTCGCCGCGGGGCTGCGCGCCGTGGTGGTGGCGGGCGACGCGCTCACCCAATCCATGGGCCGGCTGAACACCGCGCTGGGCTCCGTCGAGCGGGCGGGCGAGATCTACGACCGCCTGTATCGCGACAGCCTGCAGACCGGCGTCGCCGTGCGCGAGAGCGTGGACGCCTTTGCCCGCTTCTCAATCGCCGCCCGCGAGATCGGCGCCACCTCCGACCAGGTCGCCACCCTGGTCGGTGGCCTCCAGCGCATCGCCATCGCGTCGGGCGCCTCGCAGCAGGAGATCGCCTCTTCCACCCAGCAGCTGGCCCAGGCGCTGGCCTCCGGCACCCTGCAGGGCGACGAGCTTCGGTCGATCCTCGAAGGCCTGCCCACCCTGGCGCAGGCGCTGGCCCGCGAGCTCGGCGTCTCCATCGGCGAGCTCCGCAAGCTCGGCTCTGAGGGCAAGCTCACCGCCGACACGGTCTTTCCTGCCCTGCTGCGTGCCGTGGAGCGGCTGAACGGCGAGTTTGAGCGGGCGCCGCTCTCCGTCGGTCGCGCCTTCGGCCAGCTCACAGCCGCCGCCGACCAGTTCCTCGCCCGGCTCGACCAGGCCATCGGCCTGTCCAACGCGCTGGCCCGCGCGCTATCCGGTGCCGCCCGCGTGCTGGACGGGGTGCGTCGCGGCTCCGGCCTGCTGCTCCCCAGCGAGCAGGAGGCCGACCGCCGCGCCCAGGCCGAGGCCCTACGCGCCCAGATCGCTCGCCTCGAGGCGGAGAACGACGGCCGCGACAGCCTGCGCTCCCAGCCCCGCCGCGGCTCAATCCAGGGCGGGCTGGTCGGCACGGCGCAGCAGCAGGCCGGCGTGGACCGCGCCGCGCGCCTCGAGGAACTGCGCCGCCAGTACACCGAACTCCAGGAGGAGATCACCCGCGGCGAGGCGGCTGCCGGCGAGCGCCAGCGCACCGAGCAGGAGAGCGCCGCCACCCAGGCCGCCGAGGCCCGCCGCCGCCGCACCGCCGCGGATGCCGAGGAACTCCGCAAGGCACTCGACGATCGCTTCCGGATCAACAGCGAATACGAGGACCGCGTCCGCCGCCTGCGCGACGCCGAGGCCGCCGGTGGCATCACCACCGCCGACCGCACTC